GCCTGTAACAGGTCCTATTAATTGTTGTAACATTTTTAACCACCGCCCGCTAAAGACCCTATACCTTGCTGCGATTCAGGTCTTCTAAAAGGGTTAGCCCCAACAGGCATTGTTTGTACTGCTCCTGTAAGACCATAAGAACTAGCCGACCTAGATTCTGAAGGCGTAGTAACGTCAACAGGGTCGCCCACACCAAGATCACCAACAGGGTCAACAGGGATTACCCTGTAAGAACCGTCTTCGTTTGAAACCGTACCACCGCCGCCCGCACCAATACCGGGATTAATGCTACCAATGTCGATCCCGTTAGGGTACTGATAATGGAAATTATTTAAGATTTCCAACTGTTCTGGCGTCATACCGGTAGTATTTGCTCCGGGCGGAATAAATGGATACGCGTCAGCATCAAATGGAGCAGGTGCAGGAGCAGGTGCAGGTGCAGGAGCAGGTGGTATATATACATTACCGCCCCCACCACCTTCACCGCCAATACCGGGATCAAATCCGGGAGGAAGGTCGGGTGCAGGGGTAGGTGCAGGGGTAGGTGCAGGTGCAGGTGCAGGTCCCGGATTAGGATCAGGAACAGGTGGTGGTATGTATACATTACCGCCCCCACCACCTTCACCGCCAATACCTATATCAAACCCCGGTGCAGGGGCAGGTGCAGGGGCAGGGGCAGGTGCAGGGGCAGGGGCAGGTGCAGGGGCAATACCCCCTAAATCAATACCCCCTAAATCTATGTCAATGCCTCCCATCATAGGGGACATGGTGGGTAGTTCGCCACCCCTTGTATTAGGTAAAGGTTCTCCACCTATTCCGAGATCAAAAGTGCTACCATCGGGCATAGGTATTCCGGGCGTAGGCTTTACAAAGTCTTCAACCATAGGAATAGTAGGCGCTAGGGTTTCAATACCACCCAGTGAAGGGTCGGGAAGAGGTTGAGGCATCGGTTGAGGCATCGGTTGAGGCATCGGTTGAGGCATCGGTTGAGGCATCGGTTGAGGCATCGGTTGGCCTCCACCCTCACCGCCAATCCCTACATTAAATGGAATTGGTGCAGGCGGCAGAACGGGCGCAGGCATCGGAACATTGGCTTTTATATTAGCCAGCATTTCAGGGGTTACCTGAAGATTTTCAAAGTTTATTCCCGGAGTATTTACCGCTAAAACCCGTGGCGACGGGGCCGCCGCAGGTGTAGTGTAAAGACTACTAGGGAGTTTAAAGTTAAATCCACCTATAGGACCCATTAGAACACTCCTAAAAAACGTTGTGGGCGAGCAATAGGGCTAAAACCCTTTACCATCCCTCCACGTGCCATTCGCTTGGCTGGAGTTTCCCCTGCCTCAGACAAAGCAATAGCAACTGCTTGATTCTTTTCATAGCCTTCTTCCATCAATTTCTTAATGTTCTGGCTTTTTGTTTTTTTGCTACTACCTTTCTTTAAGGGCATCTTAACAACCTATATAGCTTCCGCCTCGTTTTGCAGCACCCATGCCACGAGCGGTTTCTTTCCGAGTAGGTGACGCACCACTGTAATCAATTACAGATTTTGGTACAGAAACGTTAGCTGTCTTCCCATAAGGAATACGACCTTGCTTGTCGATCTGTGCATACTCTACTGGCTTTGGTGGCGCTTTCGGCGCGGAACCATTTACTTTTACTTTACCTTTCATTTGGATTCCCTCCTGACTGTTTCAATATCTCACGCTCCATTGCAGCTTGGATACGTGCCTGTGTTTGTGCTTCCTGAGAAGCAAGACGCCTGTCGAATTGACCTGAACGAGTCTGCTGATTCTGTGCGTCCAATTCAACCTTGGCTTGGTCAATCTGTTGATCGGCCTGATCGCCTTGTGCCTTGATCTGTAGCTCTTGCTCTTTAAGCTGAACCAACGGATCAGGAGCGCCAGCACCCGACATTTCGCCAGATAATTCTTTAACCTGTTGTAAACCTTCCGCTACAAATTGTGCCGTAATGCGCTCAATCTCTAACATCTCGTCATCACTAGCAGGCTGACCACCTTTCTGCTGTACCTGCTGTAGGTACGCAACCGCAGCCTGTTCTTTCGCTGCAATCTGAACATGCTCCATGACGTGCTTCTGCAAGCTTATCGCCATCGGCGGCATATTACCAACCATTGGAGACGCGCCAAACGTTAAGTGCGCTTGAATATGGGCTTGATGGTTCTGTCCCTCAAAGGCATGTAACGGCAACATATCTAATACATTAATGTTTTCTTGTGCCGGATCAATAGGTACAGGCTCGTCTGTCGGAACCGCCTTCATAATCCGATCAATGTCCGTTACACCAAGTGCCTCGTACATATCACGGTACACTTCACTAATATTATGTATTTCCGGAGCCTGCGAGGCAAGCTGAAGCTTAGTCTGTGCCAGTACAATACGCTGCGCTTGACTAAATACATTAGGATTACTAACCGGCATTACATCTACACGGTCATCAAAATCCTCACGCATGATCTGTTCGTCACCGCCCGGAACCGTATACGGATACCGCTGGGGCAAACTCTCAGACATAACGCGAGCAAGGATTCTAAATTCCTGCTTCATGCCGTAATGCAAACGCTTATGGACAGCACTCATTACACGAGTACCCTGCTCCATCATCGCTAACGTTGTACCTACCGCCGCCTGTTGATTACCGTCCCCTACTTTAAGGTCCGTGATCGTAGCAAAACGTTGACCAGCTTCTACAACAAAACCCAACAACTGAAACAATGTTTGGTCAGGACCCTTGAATGGCAACGGCATAAGGCTATCACGGATAGCCCCTCCGGGTGCGTCCACATCTCGGAACTCACCGGGTTGCAACGGAGAATCGTCATCCCTGATCCGTAGTCCGCGGGCCTTAAAGCCTGCTGGGAGATTGGACAACGTACCGGCGTCGATCAACTGTCGCAAAGCCGCTGTGGCAGTTCGTGACAAACCACCAATAGTGTGTATTAAACCTAACCCGTAAAAACCAAATCCCGGTAGGAATTTAAAGTGGGTGAAGTATTGTATTTTTTTCTTTAACTCGTCTTCTTCAAGATAGTTACGGCGGACAGACAGAACCTGACCATTGTCCTCAGAAATCGTTACGATGTAAGGAACCTTAATGCCTGTAGGCTCACCCTCTTCATCTAGTTCTTCATAACCTTCCAAGTCTAAATCAGCGTGTACTTCTAAAATTGTACAATCATAATCTATTTGGTTAGGTTCCAAACCTTCAATACGGTCCATCTCGCCTTCGAGCGAACTCATTTCCTTCTGCGCAGGAATAACTTCAACGTCTAAATACGTGCCGTAAATCTGGCGCTTGCGTAAATCGTTAAGCGACATACGCACAACTTGCGTAATGTTAGGACATGTTTCAAGGTCCGCGGTCTCATAAGGAACAACTAAGTTCTCTGCCGGGACAAACTTGGATACCGCACGACCTAACGTTTCATCGTAATACGTCTTCTTAAACGTAGAACCCGCTAACGGGAGATAAAACAACATCTGGTCCATGTCTGGTGTGTATTCTTCCATCACTGTAGTGATGTAATAGTTCATAAACTGACGTACACGCTGTGCTTGTTGCTTTTTTGAGGGCGATTCTTTGCCCATAACAACAGTACGCACGGGACCCGCAGCAGGTAATAATTCGTTAAAAGCTTGTGCTTGGAACTGCGTTGCAGCTTCAGCAAGCAAAGGGTGTGTTACCGCGGAGGCTCCACGGAAAGGCTGGGTACGCTCATCGTAAGTAAAGCCTAAAAGCTCAAGACCGTTAGTGTAAGCATCTTCCCACTCTTGGCGACTCGCCTTATTAGCGTCAAACTCAGACAACAGATCGCTCGAAATACGTGATAACTCACGGTCCGGCATCTCTTCGGCTAAGTTAGCATAAAAATCTTCGTTAACACCGCGCTGGTCCTGCGGATCAAAATCAACAGTAACACCGCCGTCGTCTTCAGGGCTGATCTCAATGGAGCCAACCTCTTCAGAGTCTATCTGGGCCATCACAATGCCCTGACTATCCGGAATCTCAAGCTCTATCTCAGCCATTAAATCGTCAGGGTCAAGTTGTGATGGAACATCCATCAAGCCTGCGTTTGGTTTACCATTTGCCATTTCCGCTCCTAATAATCTGAAATGAAGTAGCCGTACTGATCTCGCGGTATATACAGATCAGGCCCCTTCTCAGGACTTGCAAAGCCACGATCATTCGTAGGCCGTCCCATAATTGCATCCAGTTGCTGGAAAATTTTAGCATCTACCATCTGCGCAAGTTGCGCGGGAGTAGAGTCTATCCCAGCTTGTTTAAATATTGATACACCTACCGCATTGTTACGCTTATCCATAGCACGATGTAAACGATTAGAAGCACTAAAATCTTCGCCCATGTTACCAACAGTCATCGCAGTCTTTGGGCCGTAGTCCGCGGACATCATTGCGCTACCTAACATATGCGCACGACTATCCGATAGTTCTTGGGGTGTGGGTAAATCTTCGCGACCGGCTGGCCGACCATGACGATTTTCACCCGATATAGGGTCCTGAACTAACGGATACCCGTATTCACTTTCGAGGTTCTCGAAAAAGGTAGGGCCGTCCCCGTAATAAGTTTCGCGGGCCTCGGAACCCGGATTACCAGACGCTCTGATCTCAGATTGTCTATCGGCATTATACCGTGCGCCTTCGGGAGGCTCCACAAAAGGAAGGAATTGTTCTGCTAAAAAAGTTCCTACGCCACGTTCTTCGAACTCTTGTTCTTGAATTGGTGCCGGAAGTTCGGTAGTCTCGCCTAATTGGACAGAAGCGCCTCCGTCCTCAAAGTATGAGACAAATCCGCCCGCTCCAAGATTCACCGCAGCACTATACATTCGCAAACCTTCCATAAAAAAAGTTAATAATACGCTTTCACTTTAGCATGGTTTTCATCATCTTCCCAGTCATCTGTTGGTAGTTGAACGAAATTCCCTTGTCTATAGCGCATAAGCGCCTGCGTCATACTATCAACCAAGTCATCAAACTCTCCGTTAGGAAAAGCAGCAACCTCTTCGATCAATTCATCCGAAAAAGTCTCATCAGGTGCCCACACCATACCCGCCTCAAATAAAGGCGATACACTATGGACTCGACTCACCTTATCGTTACCGCGGCTCGGTGTAAAGTTTACAACGGGTATGCCCATAGCACGTAATTCTTGGGTCAAAGGGGTCCCTGACGCTTTCGCCTCAATAATAACTGTATCAGGTTCCCAAAATTTATAATTATCTAGCGCCACTTGCTTTAACTCAGGAAAATCCCAACGTCCCTTTTTACTATCTAACAAAATTAAATTAGGACCCGAACCACCCTCATTAGGATAAAACACCCCCCACGTCGTAATAGCCGAATAATCCGCCGTCTCACGTTTACTAAAAGCAGTATCATAACTTTGTATCACATATTCTAACTCCGGAATTTTTTCAGGCTCCCAAAGTCTCCACCACTCACGACGAATGATCGCATTCTCTTCACCCGTAGGATTTTGTTGATACTGCGCGTTCCACTTAGAAGGCGGAATCGAAGCCTTAACCGAAGTCAAATCTTCCAAACTCCAATACTCAGGCCAGCACGGAGTCCCATCCTCAAAAATTGCCGGTAACTCCACAACTTCCCATTGGTCCGCCAAAGGGTCTTTTGACATAGCCCTCATTAACTGGCCCGTCATGTCCTTCTCAGACCATCTAGTTTGAACCAATACAATTGACCCACCCGGCTGTAAACGCTGTCTAGGACCACCTGTGTACCAGTCCCAAGCATCATCAAAGCCATTGTTGCTCATCGCCGTCTGCTCAGAGTGCGGATCATCAATAATGACCAAATCACCACCACGTCCCGCCAAGTTCGAACCAACACCAACCGCGTAATACATCCCACCCTTGTTCGTGTCCCACCGACCACTGGCCTTACTGTCAGCCGCTAACTTTACCTCCGGAAAAATATCCTTGAAGTCGTCGCTTTCAATCAAGTTTTTTGTTTTACGACCAAAGTTAACCGCCAATTCCGTCGTGTGCGTCGCTTGAATGATCTTCATTTTCGGATTACGGCCCATCATCCATGCCGGAAACAAGAACGACGCAAACTCACTCTTCGTGTGCCGCGGTGCCATGTTGATAATCAAACGCTTTAGCTCGCCGCTCGCGACCCTTTCTAGCTTCTCGGCAATGATTCGATGATGACGGCCCGCAATAAAGTCAGGCCAGACTGTTTTTACGAAACTTAAAAAATCATTTTGGCACTTTTCGTTTTTCTCAAGCTGCGCGAGCCGAAGCTCAAGCTTCAGTTTTTTCTCTTCCATCAACACGGTTTGGGCTGAACTCATAGGGGTCCCTAGCTAATTTTTCATACGCAGTTTTTAATGTTCCACGTGAAACATATCACGATTTTTCACGTGAAACATATCACGTATTGTATGCGATTTTAAGCACAAATATAAGACAGTTAACCTTATTTTAAATTTTATAGTAATTATTCGCGAGAAACATGGCCCTAGCCTCCGCAGGCAGCCGCGGGGGGCGGCGGCGCTCGGATCGCCTCGAATTGGTCGCGGGCTGGGGCTTTTGACCCGATATCAGGGGGACCCTGCGCGTTTTTCCCGGCGGATGGACCGGGGGCAATGGGCAACGGATCACGGACCACGGCGGACCGGACGCGGGTTAACTTTCACCGGCTGAGGTCATCGCGTCGCGCAGCTCGCGCAGCGGTTAACGGCCAGCGGCCAAGGTGCACGGCCAATGGCCAGCGGACCACGGAGCACGGCCCGTAGGTTTGGGAACTGGTACGCGGGGCACGGCCCGCCTTAATTAACTCTTAAACACTAGGCAATAAAAAGCCCGCACGTGGCGGGCTTAGGGTAGCACTGGGGCGGCTTTAGAACTCGAAGCCAACCCATACAAGCGCGGCACCTTTGAGGTACACAGCGCGGCTTATATCGTCCCAGTCATCGAGCGAATAGGTGCGACTAGATCGGTCATAGTCCCCGCGGGTATATGTCTTTTTAGCGTCCAGCTTGCGGCGGACGAAC